CCCATGCCACCTTTGACGCAGCCTATGCAATTGTTATTGCCGTAGCCTAAGTCATACATTTTAGGGCGTCTAATCTTAGCGTGACGTTCTAAGTAGTGTAAACTCTCAGGCTTATTCATCTTACTGTCGATCAAAGGGAACAAAGGTTTAGCGTCAGGGTATTGTTCTTTAAATCGTATCGCTCTGTTAATCTCCTTTTTGCTGTACTCAAAGCCAAACACTTGACCCTCGTAGTCTAGTTCTTTCTCCAAGCGTTGGCGAACACGTTTCTTTAAGATCAACGTACACCTAGCACCTGCAGGACCATTGACGTACTTATCTTTGACGATCACATCAAACTGATCCTTGTACTTATCAGGCGCACGTTCAGTAATAATCTCTCTGTCGTACCAATCCTCGCACTGGTTTTTAAATCGTGCGTTATCTTGGTGAGCACTATCAATAGCGAAGTAAATAGGCACAACATTATCTTTGCCGTACTTATCAATAGCTAACTTTGTAGCTACTGCACTCGTTACTCCTGCACTCCACCATGCAATGATCATTGTGTTATTCCTTCATTGTTAAACTCATATACTGCACGAGCAAAGCCACGAGGCGTTGCGCTGCGTATGTTCTTAGTCTTAGCTGACTTACCGCCTAGCTTTAGATGCTGCCTACTGTGTCCATCCTCAGGCTTAACAGGATCAGTCCACGGCATAGTGAAACCGTTGCCTGTCCATAGGCATGTCTTCTTAGGGTATGCATCTTTATCTGCAATGTACTCAGGCCACAAGGGATGCTCTGCCTGATCGTCAGGTATGTAGTTGCCGTACTCATAAGGATGGAACGAGTAGTCAGGCTTACGCCACAGCGTAGCTAGACGTGACACTGGATTTTCTATGAAGTACGGACAGCCTAGTGCATCAAAGAGAGAGGCACACCAACGAGCGTGGTTGCTTGCACGTATCTGAAACTCAGGGTCACGATCTGCCTTAGCTTTGAAGTGTGCAGCACCTGACACAGCTAGATCTGTACATACTGGAAATGCCATGCCAAATACTACGTTATCTTGGCTAAACATTTCTTGCAGTACTGTAATGTTGTCACTGTGCCACAGGTCTAGCCCTATGTACTCAATCATGCCTCCACCCTCAAACGATTCAGCATATCCATCTGCATCATGTTGTATGTCAAAGGCAAAGCAGTGATACCCTGCCTCTGCCCAAGGCTTGAGTGCCTCGCCTGTGTAGTCGTACAGGCTTAACACAATCTTATCTAAGTTAGGGTTAGTCATTTTTTTACCTTTTCAAAATGTTTGATAAGCAGATCTAAACTTTGACAAGCACCACGATACTCTGCACGACTATCGTTTGCTCCATAAAAATCTTCTTTTATA